TTCATAATATTCATTTTACAGAAGGTGGACCTTATTTTAAAGAATATAAAAATACAGAATATGCAGAGGAATGGTTTAAAATCTATGATATGACTAAAATTAATTTATGAAAATAGCTTATCCTCAATATCAATTATTTAAAAATAGAATTGTATTAAAAGAACTTAAAGATTTAAGTTTAGTTCATACACCTATAGAAAGATCTGTTAAAAGAGTAAGAGGTCAAATGGAAAAACTTGGATTATTATGTCCAATTGTTTTAAGTCCATTTAATGATAATTTAGTTCAAACTGGGACCAATAGATTTTTAGAATTACAACGTCAACAATATGATGCTACTTTATGTTATAAACCAATAGATCCACACGAAGCTAAATTTATGCAAGTGGTTAATGTTCTTACATTAAAGAATCATCTTTTTGAAAGACCTTATTTTATATATAATGAAGATATGTTAAAAATCTATGGTCAAGATATAAAACAGTTTTTAAACTTATTGAACGAAAATGGCATATATGATAGGTAATATCTATGCCAATTACAAAATTAAAATTCCCACGTCCTGGTATCAATAAACAAGATACAGCTTATGGTGCTGAAGGAGGTTGGATTGATTCAGATAACGTACGTTTTAGATATGGTGTGCCTGAAAAGATAGGTGGATGGCAATCTGCCTCTAATTATAATCTTATTGGTAATCCAACAGATATTCACACTTATACAGCTAATGATGGAACTTCATTATGTGCACTAGGGACTAATAATAAACTTTACGTTCTTTATAATAACTACTTTTATGATGTAACTCCATTATCAACTACTATTGCAGCGGTGTTTACAATGACATCAGCTACTACAATAGTTAACGTGCTTGCAACATCTAGCGGCGTGCAGCCAGGAGACTTTGTTACTTTTTCATCTGTATCTGGAGTAAGTGTTTCTAATACAGCTATTAATAACACTTCAATGGCATCTCAATTTCAAGTTTATAACACAGTAAATGCTAATAATTTTCAAATTAATTTAGATGGACTAGGTAACCCTGGAACAGTTACAACTTCAGGATCTGCAGCAGGGGCTGCTTTTCAAATAACTGCAGGAGTACCAACAACTCAATATGGTAATGGTTGGTCAGCTATGACGTGGGGTGCTCTAACTTGGGACACACCAAGAACAGATTCAGTTAAAACACAAGACACAAGAATATGGAAACTAGATAACTTTGGACAAGATTTAATTGCAACAATTATTGGTGGATCTAGTTATTATTTAAATACAAGTAATTTTTTAAATGATCCTACAAATACTAAAGCAACATTAATTACTCAAGCTCCAACTCGTGCTAATTACATGACTGTAGATGCTATTAATAGAAGTGTTGTTTATTTTGGAACACAAACAACACCAGGAGTAACTACAACTTATGATCCAATGACTGTATTATTTTCATCACAAGAATCAGTTACAGATTATATACCAACAGCAGTTAATACTGCAGGTTTCCAACGACTATCACATGGTAATAGTATACTTACAGCTGTACCTACAAGAGGTAACATTTTAATTTTAACAAATATATCTGCTCATTCTATGCAATATGTTGGTCCTCCTTATACATTTGGATTTTCACAAATTGGATCTAATTGTGGTGGTATATCACCACATTGTGGAATAGAAGCACAGAACGTTGTATTCTGGATGTCTCATAATGCATTCTATATGTTTGATGGAACAGTTAAACAAATACCTTGTTCTGTTCAAGATTATGTATTTAGTAATATTAATTTGGGAGTTGCTTCTAATATTTTATACGCAGGTTCTAATTCTAAATTTGCAGAAATAAGTTGGTTTTATCCATCTGCTAATTCTTCTTATATTGATAGTATGGTAACATATAACTATAGAGAACAAGTTTGGACAATCGGATCTTTGGCTAGAACAACATGGGCAGATAAAGATATCTTTGATTATCCACTGGCTACACAATATTTACCTAATAGTACATCTAATGCTTCACCAACTGTTTATGGTTTAACAGGTGGAGTAACTACAGTTTGGTATCAAGAGAATGGTGCTAATGCAGGTTCAACGGCTATGACAGCTTATATTCAAACAGCCGATATTGCTATTGCTGAAGGAGAAGATTTTATGTTTGTAAAAAGAGTTATACCAGATTTTAAAAATTTAAATGGTTCATTACAAATGCAAGTGAATGTTATTAACTACCCACAAGCAAGTTCATATACACAAGCTAATTTAACAGTATTTTCAACTACAACTTATTTAAGTATGAGAGCAAGAGGAAGATTTGTTACAGTTAAGTTGCAAAGTTCTAATCTAAATGATACATGGAGACTAGGAACAGCTTCAATAGAAGTTCAACCAGACGGTAAGAGAGGATAGTATGGCAAAGATTAGACTTAACCGATTAGCAGATGCTAAACCACAATATGATCCTCAACAATTAGATCAAGTAAATAAGAACTTAGAACAAATTGTAAACCAATTAAATTCTAACTTTACACAAGAAGTACAAGATAATAACGAAGCAGAAGCTTGGTATTTTATAAAAGTATAATATGTCTAACGTATATAAAAACGCAATTTATACAGCAACAACAACTGCTAATACAACCGTATATACTTGTAATGCTACAGCTAGAGCTATTATTCAAACTATACAATTTGCAAATTCAACAGGTACTCATACTGTAGCTGCTTATGTTTATAGTTATGCTAATTCAACAACCATTCAAATAGGTATTAATGATATAGCTGCTAAAACTTCTTTTAATCTAGCTTCAGGACCTATTGTATTACAAGAAAATGATGCATTATTATTATCTTCTAATAGTGCTACAGATGTAACAGCAATTGTATCAATACTAGAAGTAAATAGAAGTGCTGTGAGTAAATAATGGAAGAAACTAGAATTAAATGTACCGCAGAGACTATTTTCACTAATAAAAAGACTGGTTATATTTATAAAGATGAAGCAGAAGCTAAAGCAGATACAACTGTAGATCCTCAAGATATTCAAAGAGATGTATATATAACTGTACCCCCTATTGACTTAAATAGTTTAACCAAGTAATAAGATTAAATGGACAATCAGAGAAAGAGATTAGAGTATTACAAAAAAGTAAATATTGATTTTAAAAAAGTTTTAGACATTGGTGCTTATGAAGGCGAATGGACTAAAATGTTTAAATCATTTTATCCTGAAGCTGATGTATTAATGCTTGAAGCAAACACAGATAAAGAATCATTTTTAAAAGATATAGGTCAATATAAAATAGCAGTTCTTGGAAAAGAAGATAATAAAGAAGTTGATTATTATAAATGTTTAGATGGCGTTCCAACAGGTAATGGAATTTATGAAGAAAATACACAATTTAAATTTGAACCTGAAAAAAGAATGGCTACAACATTAACTACATTACTTGGTTCTAATGATGGTTATGATTTAATTAAAATGGATGTTCAAGGAGCTGAGAAAGATATTATAGAAGGAGGCTTACCTATTATTAAAAATACTAAGTTCTTACTTTTAGAAATGCAAACAGTTCAATACAATAAAGGGGCACCAAGACTATCTGAAATGATACATTATCTACATAGTATTGATTTTGAATTTATTGATATATTTGATTTAAAATACGATAGAGATTGCTTAATACAAATGGATGCGTTATTTATCAATAGAGATATAGAAATATGAACCCTAAAGGTGGAACAGAAATACTAAAAGAACAACTTATCAAACAGTTACCAGAAGGTTCTGTTGATGGAATTAATTTAGTTGGATCTATTTGTCACCCTTCTTTAATTCAAAAAGATAAAGTTAATATTATTTGGCAACATTTAAGTTATGACCAACCTAATGTTCAGATGATGAGAGATCGTAAGTTTGTAGATTCTGTTGATTTATTTGTTTATGTTAGTAATTGGCAATATAATAAGTTTAGAGAACATTTTAAAATACCAGAATACAAATCTATTGTTATTAAAAATGCTACTTATGCATTTGAAAATAAACCTAATAATGTAGGAGGTAGAATTAAACTTATATATACTTCAACACCATGGCGTGGTCTTGCTATATTAATTAAAGCTGTAGAAATTTTAAATCAAACAAGAGATGATTTTACATTAGATGTTTATTCATCAACTAAAATATATGGAACTGCATTTGAAAAAGCTGAAGAAGGTAAGTTTGATGCTTTATTTGATTTATGTAAAAAAACTAAAAATATAAATTTACATGGCTATGCAACTAATGATGAAATTAGAAAAGCTTTAACAGGGTCTCATATTTATGCTTACCCTTCAATCTTTGAAGAGACATCATGTCTAGCAGCTATTGAAGCTATGTCAGCAGGATGTAAAGTAGTTACAACTAACTATGGAGCATTACCAGAGACGTGTGCTGATTTTGCATCTATGGTAGAATTTGATAGTAGCGCACAGAATCTAATACAACGTTATGCAGATTGTCTAAACACTACTATAGACAACTATGGTAAGAATTTGTATAAGGAAGAATTAGAAATGCAAAAGCAATATTATAACAATTATTATTCTTGGAATACAAGAATTAAAGAATGGGAGAACTTTTTAGAATATGCAAAATCAAAAACAAAGTAAAAAACAAATTAAATTATTTATAGCAACACCAGCATTTGGTCATCAAGTCACAACATCATATATGAATAGTATGATGAGATTTGTTTCAACAACTCATCCAAGACTTCAAGTATCAACTGCATTACATTTACAATCAGGAATGGCATTAGTGACACAAGCTAGAAATAATTGTGTTGCATCTTTTTTACAAACAGATTGTTCTCATTTTTTATTTATTGATGCTGATATTGGATTTGAACCAGAAGCTATTTTTAGATTATTAGAAAAAGATGAAGAAGTAGTATTAACTCCTTATCCGGTAAAAGGTTATGGTATTAATAATTCTTTACAATTTATTGTACATTTTCCAGATCCAAATAATGTTAAAGTTGAAAAAGATGGTTTTATAGAAATTACTGCAGGACCAACTGGATTTATGATGATTAAAAGAGAAGCATTTGCTAAACTTGCAAAAGCATATCCAGATAAAAAAACAGTTAATAAACAACTTGTAGGTAATAAAGTTGAAACTATGACTGAGAATTGGTACACATTTTTTGAAACTGGTGTTGATCCTAAAAATGGTTATTTAGGAGAAGATATTTGTTTCTGTAAATTATGGACAGATATTGGTGGTAAGATATACGGAGATGCTAAAACTGCGTTATCACACTTCGGTTCTCATTCATATACAGGGTCTTTAGATATGATGTTTAAGCCTAAAAACCCAGAACCTAGACTTATTGACTTTCCTAAAAAAACTAAGTAAAATATAATCTTTCAGGATATAACGCCTGCTGTAAGATGCTAGATGAGATAAAAACTATAATCTCTTTATATAGGCGTTTTGACCGATATAAAAGATACTCTGACAAAGAGCTATTATTTCATATACTTCCGTCTTACCAATTAAAACAATACAAGATACACAAACAAGGAGACGAAGTGATTGCTTTTACTAATTGGGCTTTTTTAAATGAGGATGCTGAAAAGCGCTTTATTTCTAGCGGGAAACTAACAGCGAGTGACTGGAAAAGTGGCAATAATCTATGGCATGTTGACGTAGTTTGTGTTAAAAACTTTAATAAAATTGTTCAAAATTTAAAAAATATGTACGCTAATATGGTAGGTACTAATAAACATATTAAATGGTTAAGAGTATCTGATGATAATAAAATTAATAAAAAAGTTGTAAGATTAATTACAGAAAGTTGGAAACATGAGTAGTATTGTAAATACAGTTTCAAATTTTGTTGGTGATGCAGTAGATTTTGTTACTAAAAATGCTGATGTTGCCCTTCCAGTTATATTTGCAGCAGTAACAGGAGACCCGCTTCTAGCGGCTGATACATTTGGATCGTCAACTGCTGAGGATATTTTAGCTAATGAAGCAGCGTCTAATCTTGCTAATGCAGGGATTGGTTCAGCGGCAGATATATTTGGTTCTTCTACAGAAGCAGATATTGCAGCAAATAATGCTGCTTCAAATATTGCTAATACAGGTGGAGGAGATCCTTTTGGATCTTCAAACACTGGTGATATTGCGGCTAATACATATGCTTCTGATGTAGCTAATGCAGCAGGAGAAACTTTACAACAACTTGGTGTAAATACACCTACAAGTCTTTGGGATAAATTTACAGGTATATTAAGTGGGACATCAGGTACATCTGCTGGAAGTATATTTGATTCTCTTTCTAAAGCAGCTCCGTTAGCTGGAGCAGGCATACTTGGAAAATTAGCTTATTCAGATCAAGCAAGAATCAATGATTCAATTACTAAAGCATATAATGATTATTTATCTCAACAAGCCGGTATTAGAACTGGATATGGAGTAACTGCAGGACCACAACAATTAAATTATACAATGAGTGGAGTTCCTTTAGCAAGAGCTCCTATGAGAACTGCAGCTGATGTTGTTAATATACCTAAAAAGGCAGATGGTGGAATTTTATCTAAACATAGTTCTAATATGTTAAATGAATATATGAATTTAAGAAATAGATTAAAAAAATATAAAACAGGTGGAAGAGTTGGTTATGCAATGGGAAGTTCTGCTATGCCAATGCAACAAGGTATGGCTCCAGATAAAGAAAAATTAAAAGAATTATTTACTAAAAGACCTGACATTCTTAAAAAAGTTTTAGCTTTAAAAGCACAACATGAATCAGGGCAATCTTCTATGGGATTAAAAAGAGGTGGAATAACTGAAATAGATTATAGAGATAAAGGTGGATATGTTCCTCCTATTGGTAAAAAAGAACGAGCAGATGATATACCTGCTATGTTAAGTAATAATGAATTTGTATTCACTGCTAACGCTGTAAGAAATGCAGGTGGCGGTGATGTTAAAGCTGGAGCTAAAAAAATGTATGCTCTTATGAAACATCTTGAGAAAGGAATGGCATAATGGCTACTACAGGTCAAGGTGGAGTAAATATACAAACAACACCAACTTATGGTGCTCCATTTTTAAATCCATTAGGTAATTTACTTGCTAATTATACAGTAGGACAATTACAACAACCTACAGATATTTCTGGCTTAATGCCACAAGTAGCTGGAACAAATCCTTTGCAGCAAGCAGCATTGCAGCAAGCGGCAACTCAAGGTGGTTTAGGTAGTTTAGAATTTAATCCTCAAGGACAAGTAACAGGAGTTGGACAAGGAACTGGTATTGCTGGTTATCAACCATATTTAAATCAAGCTCAACAATATACAGGACCACAAGCTTATCAACAGTTTATGACTCCTTACCAACAACAAGTTATTGAACCAACTTTACAAGCTTATGATATTCAAGCACAAAGAGGAGCATTAGCAAACCCAGCAGCAGCAATTCAAGCAGGTGCATTTGGTGGAGCTAGACAAGGAGTAGAACAAGGTGTTTATCAATCTTTAAGTGATGTTGGTAGAGCACAACTTTTAGGAAATTTTTTAAATCAAGGTTATAGTCAATCTAATCAATTAGCTAATCAAGCATTTGGTCAACAAACTAATCTTGCTCAATTACAACCTAGTTTAGCATATCAAGGTATACAACAATTAGGCCAAGCTGGAACTGGTCAACAAACATATGAACAAAATATTTTAAATGCTATTCAACAAGGTAATCAATTACAAACTCAATATCCTTGGCAACAAATACAAAATGCTACTGGTATTTTTGGAGCATTGACTGCAACTCCAGGTCAACCAGGGGCTCCATTATTAACTAATCCAGCTTTAGTAGGTGCACAAAGTGCAGCTTCTTTTTTAAGTCCTTTTGGTAATCAACAAGGTTCTAATCAAGGACCATCAGCATTAAGTCAAGGTTTAGGTGCGTTAGGTTCAATAGCAAGTGGAGCAGGTAGTGCTATTGGTGGTGCTTTAGGAAGTCTTGGAAGTTATATTTTTGGTTAAAAATTATGCCTAATATTTTAAAAAGACCAATGTTTAGAAAAGGTGGATCAGTAGCAGAAGGTACTGGTATCACTTCAGGATTAACTAATAGAAAAAGATTTGCTGATGGTTCAGAAGAAGATAATTATTCTGATGAAAATTTTTATAATGAATTAACAAGAGAAAGTTTAAATGATATTGATGCTTCTCGAGGACAAACTTCTGGTGCTCCAAATAGACAACAAATTGATCCAGTAGAATTTTATAAAAAAATGAAAGAAGTAACTACACCTACTCAATCACAAAAATTAGCAGATTATTTAACTGCATTTGGTGCAAGTGGTGCTGGTCCAACAGATTTACAAACATGGGGATCTGCATTAGGAAAAACAGGTCAATTATATACACAAATACAAGAACCTAAGCAGCGAGAAGCTACTAAATACGGTGCACAAGCTGCTTTAATGGGATTAAGAGGACTTAGTAAATCTCCAGTTGTTGATGAATCTGAAAGAAAAGCTAGATTAGCTGCAGATAATAGAGATGCACCTAATTCTAAATATCGAGGTATGTCTTATGATGAAGCTTATGCTGCTGCTTATAATGATATTATAAATAAAAAAACTCTTGTAAGAGAATATTCAATGGAAAAATCTCCAAAAGCTCAAATTGAATTAAAAGCTAAAGATTATGAAAAACAAGGTTTACAATCTGTTCCTGCTAAAGAATTAGCTGCAATAGAATATCAAATAAATAATGATCCAAAATATGCAGATGAAAGAGCTAGATGGCAAGGTTCTTTATTAACTTCTTATGTTGAAAGAACACCAACAGGCGGATATAAATTAAAAGAAAATATAAGACAAGGTCCAGTTGGAAAAAAATATAAAGCTAATGATTTATTTTATGATCCAAATGATAGAACTGTTTATATGTACAAAGGTCCAGCATCTGGTGAATTCGTGCCTTATTCGATGAACAAAAAATAAATAGGAGGTATTATGGAAGAAGATAATCTTCAAGCCTCTAATCCGATAGAGTTATACAACGTAGATGTAGAAGAACCTACACCAAAAAAAGATAATTTAGTTACATCTCCTAAAGTAGAAATACCTGAAAAAGCAATTTCTGAAATTGGTTTTGATGAAATGGGTAATGTAACAGGACCTAAAGATGAAGTAACTTATAAGGCACCTAAACCAGAACCAAAAGAAATTCAAATACCAAAAGCTGGTGAAAGAGGAAAATTAGCAACATTTCTTTTAGGACCTGATATAAAATATCAAGGAGATTTTAGTGTACCTGTAGCTAGAACCATTGGAAGAATAGCAAAAGCAGGACTAGGTGAAGAACAAGAACCACCAAAAGAAGATTATACTTTTATAGATACAGCTTCTGCTGCTCTTATTCATGCACCAATAGCATTAGTTCATAATGGATTTTCTTTAGCGGCTCAATTAGGAGATCTTGTAAGAGGTAATGGTGTTCCTGTTGATGATAGACTTATAACTAAATTAGATAATGCATTTAATAGTAGTTTTGTTGGTAGAGTAGAAAAAGAATCTAAAGATATTGCATATTCAGATGCAGTTGGAATGATAACAGATGGTATAAGTCAATTTTATGGAGCAGGTAAATTAGGAACAGCTATTATTTCTGATCCTTTAAATAAATTAAGAATAGCTAAAATGGCAAGGGATGGAGTTAATGCCGCTGAAGCAGCAGCTTTAGTTAAACCGTCTGTTAATTTAGGAAAAGCTGTAGATAAAGCAACAGCGCTTAATAATTTAAGTGGTAAAGATAAATTTATATCGATTGCTATTGGTGGAGCTGGTATTGGGGGTGGAGCAGCATTAGTTGCTAATGCAGAAGATATAGGAACGTTTGGTGATTTTTTAAAAGAAAAATTTGATATTAATAATTCTTTTACAATAGATAGAGATAAAAAATATGATTCAGCTGATGAAGCAGCTAGATTATTATGGAATAGATTTAAATTCGGCGGTGAAAATGCTTTAGTTACTTTTCCATTTGCTTATGGTGCTGGAATTGTTCAAGAAATTGCTAAAAATGGTAAAGAAATGGCGTTCAGCAATAATTCTTTTTATAGATGGGTGGATAAATATTTAGGAGCTCCTTTTAGAGCTAGAGGTACTAAATCTCAAGAATTATTTGAAGCCGTAAAAACAGTTGAGGGACAAGAAGCGGGTGCAAGATTAGTAGCTAGAGATATGTTAGTAAATATAGACCAAGCTCTTGGTAGAGTTGCAAAAGAATCTGGTATATCAACAGGGAACCCTGCGTTTAAAAGAATTGCTGGAAGATTAGATGAATTATTAACATCAGGAAATGATGTTATTCAAAATGGAAAAATTGTTTTTAAAGGTTTCAATTCTAGTAAATTAAAAGAATTTAATGATTTTGCAAAAAGTGTTGGTATTAATGAAGAACAAGCCAATAATCTTGTTTCAGAATTATTTGGAGTTAGAGATCAGTTTAATATTATGAAAAACAATCTTTTGAATAGTGAAAATATTCAAGTTGGAACTTCAGAACTTAATAAAATTTTTTCTGATAGAATGAGAAATATGTTTACTTCTGAATATAAAATACAAACAGATAGAAGTATAATTCCTTTTTTAAATTATAAACCGTCCGATTCTGATATTAAATCAGTTAGAAATATTTTAGATCGTTATGCAAAAGGAAATGGAAAAAAATTATCTTCTGAAAAATTAGATGCAATTATGGATAACATTATAAATAATGTTACATTTAATGATGTTACAAAAACTCCTCAATTTGTTATTGGTGAACAAAGTGCTTTAAGTGATGTAGGAACTCAAATAGTTAATATAGCAAATAATACTAAAGGTGGAATATTTAAACCAACTGAATTTGTAAAAACACCTGAAGATTTAAGAGCATTACAAAGATTTTTTGGAGAAAAAAGAGATATAAAAAATACAATTGTTAATGTAATGAGTGACTTAGCTGGTCTTAGTGCTAGAGATAATTTTTATAATAATGTATTAAAACAAAGTGAACAAGCTATTAAAAATGGAGAAAGAGCTATAGTTTATCCAACATATGATGATGCTGTAGTAGGTCTTAGAAATAGACAAATTATAGGTGGTAAAAATGGTTTACAAATAAAATCTTCTTTAGGAGAAGATGTATATACTAATCCATTAAACGGTAAATTTACATCAAAAGAATGGGCAGATTCTTTACAGTTTGCTGATAAAATATTTTTAGATGATTTATCAAAAAAAACTTGGTACCAACATTTAGTATTAGTTCCTAAAGGAGTTTTTCAAATAAACAAAACAATATTAGGACCATTTTCTCATACTAGAAATTTTATATCTAATTCTGTGTTTACAGGAGCAGCTGGTAATTTCTTTTTAAATCCTGCTGAAATGGTTAAAGGTTTTAAATATTCATGGAATATGATTCAACCACAATTACTTTATAAAAATACACCTAAAGATCAACAATTGTATAAATTTTTATTAGAAGAAAATGTAATGGGTTCTTCTGCAAGTGGAAAAGATTTACATGGTTTATTAGATGATATGGGTAAAGGTGGTGATTTTTATTCAAGATTATTTACTAAATTTAATGAAGGATTAAAAAGAAATTTTCCATTAGCAGGTCAAGCAACAGAGGGTTTAGCTAAAGGAATAAAAAGAAGTTATCAAGTTGCAAATGATCTTTACATGGCGGAAGATGAACTTTGGAAAGGTTATAATTTTTTTGCAGAACATTATAAACTTAAAAATGCAACTGTAGAAGGATTAGGAAGAGCTTTAACAGCGGCGGAAGAACTTTCTGTAATGAAAGAAGCAGCAAGAATAGTAAGAAATACACAACAAAACTATGGTTTTGTTCCTGATTTTATTAAAGGATGGAGAAGATCTCCAATGGGTAACTTTATATCTTGGCCAGCTCAAATAATATCTACAAGTGTAGGAATGGTTGAACAAGGATATAAAGAAATGATGTCTAGTAATCCTGCAATTAGAAAAATTGGTCAAACAAGATTAGCTTCATTTAGTGCAATGACAGCTATGGCTATTCCAACTATTAATGCAATAGGAAGAGGTTTATATGGAATTACTTTAGATCAAGTTGCAGCTGTTAGAGAATTTGCACCTGCTTTTTCAAAAGATTCTCCTTTGTTTGTTTATAGGGATAAAGATGGTAGTATAAAATATATAGATTCAAGTGGTACATTTGTTTATGATACTGTTACAAATCCTGCTCAATCTGTATTTAACGGTATTCAAAAAGAAAAAGTATTTAATAGAAATTCTCCATTAATGGTAGGTCTATATTCAGGGGCTGTTAATGGTATGGCAAGATTTTTTAAACCTTTTACTGATCCTTCTGCTTATGTAACTATGGCATTAGATTTAGTAGCAAGAAATGGAAAAACAGCTGATGGTGTTCAAGTTTGGAATCCTGATGCAAGTTGGAAAGAAAAATTTGAAAGAGGTTTAGGATATATAGCTAAACAATATGCTCCTTTTTCTATACCTCAATTTGAACGTTTAGGTAAAGCAATAACTGGAACTCCAGGTGAAAGAGGTGAAAAATATGAAGTATCTGATGAAATAGGTGGTTTCTTTGGAGTAAGAGGACAAAAAGTTGATCCAGCTAGAAGTATGGATTACAAAATAAATGAATTTAAAACTGGTATTAGAAATACTAGAGGATTATTTACATCAGAAACTTTAAAAGGTGGTGATATAGGTAGAGATGATATTATCAAAAGATTTATAGAAGCAAATGCTCAAAGATATCAAGTTATGAATAAAATGGGACAAATAAATCAATTAGCTGAAGTATTAGAAATGCCAAAAGAAGATATACGTAAATTATTTAATAAAAGAAGTGAAGAAAATGCTTATAGACATATTGAACAAGGAAGATTCTATCCTTTTGATATAACAAATGAAATTGGACAAAAATTTAGAGAACAAAGAGAAGCTCTTGAAAGTAAATTTGATAATATAAAATTTGAAGTTCCTTATGATAGAGAAACCATACAGATAATAAATGAATTAAAAAGAGCTATGCAAGAAGTACCTTTATATGATGATTTTTATAAATATATTAGACCAGAAGATTGGTTAATTAATGCTGGTAAAACAAGTCAAGCTCCATCTCAACCAGCGGCTAAAACAGCTCAATTGCCACCTCAACCAATGCCGGATGCTAAAGCAATACAGCCTACTCAAGTAGCAAGTAATATAGGTGAATTCCAAACTTTATTTCCAAACGGATAATTATTTACAAAAAATAAAATTTTGATATATTAAAAAACTATGCCAAAAAAAGCAATTACAGTCGGTGAACATATAGTAGAACTATACGGCCATATAACGGGTCTTAAAAAAGATATATGTCACATGAGAGAAAATCATTTAAAACATCTCAAAGAAGATGTTGAAGCTATAAACGCTAAGATGGATAAATTAACAACAATGATTATAAGTGCTTTAGGTTCTATAATTTTATTAGCATTAACTTTAATTTTGAAATATTATAAAATACTTTAATGTTTGACAAAGTAAAAGAAAGAATAAAGAAACATGAAGGGTTTAGGAATATAGTATATTTAGATAGCTTAGGTAAAGCTACAATTGGTTATGGTCACTTAATTACGAAAGCCGATAATTTTATACAAGGTAAGGAATATAGTAAAGAAGAATTAGATGCCTTATTTGAAAAAGATTTTGATATTGCTTGTGATCAAGCTATGTCTTTAGTAGGAGATTTTAATATATGTGAGGACGCTATAGGTGTTGTTATTGAAATGGTGTTTCAGTTAGGTATTGGCGGTGTTAGTAAATTTAAAAACATGTTAGAGGCTTTAAAAGAGTCTGATTATGCTCATGCTGCGGTTCATATCTTAGCTTCCAATTGGCACAAGCAAACTCCGACGAGATGCGAGGAGCTAGCAGAGATTTTAAGAACTTGCGCAGATTAAAATATTATCTTGATCCTATAGTCAAAAAACTATATTGAGGCGTTCATGGAGAATAAAATTTTAGTTCATAAACATTTAATAATCCGAGCGGAAGCAAAAAATCCTCCTATGGAAGAAAGTTTGCTTAGGCAATGGTTTGAACAATTCATTCTAGATATAGGAATGAAAGTGATGATGGGTCCTTATGTTAAATATTCTAATATGGTTGGCAATCGTGGTATTACTGGTGCTGCTATTATTGAAACTTCACATATTGTAATGCACGTCTGGGATGAACCTGATCCAGCTTTATTACAGTTTGATGTTTATTCATGCGGTGAATTTAATCCAGAAACAATATGCAATAAAATTAAAAAAGATTTTAATACTACCAAGATAGAATATAAATTCCTTGATCGTGAACATGATTTAAAAGAAATACACACTATTGGTTACGGCGAATTAAGGTATTGAAATTTCAAAATAAATCATTATATACACATTAGGTTGTGTCATGTGGGCAGACCTATTAACTTGCTTAACAAAGGAGATAATAATGACTTTTAATTCATTATTCCCAAATAACGGTTTGATTAAAATGGATGAAATCCATAATCATTTCGTAAAACAAACTGAAGATATATTTGATAATATATTTGATAGTTGGTCTAAAATACCTTCATTCCCTTT